GGAGTCTCTACTTTCTTCCTTCCGCGCCGTGCTTGGCTGCCTCGTATTGGCGCCGTTTGTGCTCGCGTTTGCAGTCCGGGCCCCCGCACTGCGTTGGTCGCAGCGGGAGGGCCGGTACTGGGGCGTTGAGTATTCTCGCCCGTTCGCGGCACATGCACTCGTCCAGCTCCGTTGGGTCTGCTATTGTTAGACCTTGGAGGGACGGTGGCGTTGTGGGTCGGTGAACGCTGACCATTCGAACGACCAGGGACTTCAGATTGTCTATCCGTGCCTGGGCGCTGATTTGGAATGTTCGCATTTCGTTTGCGGCCTTTGCCTCTCCCCCGCCTGGTGGAGTTAGCTGGGCGGCTAGGTCCTGGAAGAGCTGGGGTAGCTCGAGCAGAACCTTGTTGATCACTTGTTCTTTGTCCTGAGACATCGTGAGAATCGACAGAACTCTCTTCGATAATAGGACCGGCTTGGACTTCTCCGTCTAACACCACAACTAATTTTGGGTCCAGTGGAACGGAAGTTGTGAGGCGGGGAAGTCCAGATATGGGACCAACATATTCATCAAGTAGCATGAGGTGATCTTCCAACTCTGCCACCGAGATCTTCAGGTCTTTTGCGACAGTCTCGAGCCAAATTTCTGATGTAGACTGTGGCCAAGAATTGTTCAGGCTCGCTTCAGTGCGAACCCAAAACGGAATGTCGTCAAAATCCTTGTAGTTGATAACCATTGATTGACAGTTGCGCTGGTATGCTCTGCACCAGTTGCTGAGGAATGGTGTGAATCCATCAGTAACCAAATAGGCCTGGGTCTTAGCCCAGCCAATCTCCTCGATGTTGACGTTAACATCACATGTAGTGTGTATCTTGAGGAGGGTGCGGAGTGGCGACTGAATCGAAGCCGGTGAGGACCAAGGATCTGCAAAAATGCGAGAAAGAAATGAGACTGGGGTCCCGCGGACGGCCCTGTTGACTATTTGTAAGTCGAATCCCAGATCGGAAGCTGTTTGCACAAGCAATGCGTCAGTAACAGTGCCATTGCGCAAACCATCATCGCCGTAAACGAGTCCTATGTTATCCCAAGCTTCGTCGATGGATTGACCGGCAAGCCTGTTTGTTGCATAGAAAACGAATGCGTTGGCCATGCTGTTGCAATCAGTGGTCAGAGGCGAACCGCTAAGTCTGGTGGACTCGGGGCGGTATTTCTGACCCAGTTTGGTGACAGCCTGGGCGCCCATCTCATTGGACAGAAGGGTTTCCAATTCTCCCTTGTGCTCTGCCGCTGTCCAACGTCTGTATGCGCAGAACTCAATCTTTTGTCGAACGTTGTCCAAAAACGTGCCGTCAAATCTGCTGTAATCGGTCTCCACTAGCTCATCAGATGAGTTCGCGAGATCTTGTACAGCAGCTGCAATTTCTGCGGGTGTTTTGCACGGCGTATACCAAGATTGTTTCTTAAGAATGTCGTCTTTAAATGCATACGTATAGCCAGAAAGTTGGGCATTCTGGCCGTGTGGAACAGTTGAGATGTTTCGTGGATGATTAGGAGCGTTGTAGGCCTCCTTCTTCTGGAATGCTTTGACAATCATGTCAAAGCCATGGTGGAACCGATTAGCGTCATTGCGGGCGCGCTGGAGTGGCTTTTGTTGCAAGGCCTCCACATGGGCGACTGAGTATGGCACGCCAGTGCCAGCTTCAGGCACGAGCTTATTTACAAACTCGCGCATGTACAGTCGCTGCTGTGGGGTCGTGTTCTCCCGCGCTTTTGCCTTTCTTAAGGGCTCTTGTATCCGTCCCTCGATGGTAGCCCGTTCGTTTGTGCACGAGACGTTTGGAAACACTGCTGTTTGTGTCAGTGGTCCCGGTGCATACTCGCGGGCATACTCGGACCCCTGCTCATAAGGGTCCGTGTCGTGCTTCTTCTCAGCTGATTGATAGTGCCTAGCCAATTGCCCAGGCTTGTGCACTTCAACAACTTGTGACAAAGAAGAATTCACCACGCATTTATGTAAGATGGCTGCATCGTGGTGATCGACTTTACTACGGCGAACAGTGTCAGACAAGTTCGTCGTCTTCGAGAGAGAGAATGCCGTACGGAGACATTCAAATGTTTTGAGGGGGACAGTGACGCTGGCAAATTGTCCTTCCTCGCCCAGACTTAGTTCTGGGCCTTCATGACCGATGTGTGTTATGGCATTGAAACTCTGGCCCTCAGTGCCGCGTTGTTTGTACACGGTCTGTTCGAGCATGGGGCCAAAGTCGCAGATGGGCAACAGATTGCTG